ATATGAGGAATGCCGTCGGTGACGACATGACCCACACTATCATAGTTATACTGCTGTGCTAGACTATCAAACTCAGCATCCGAGATTATCGGAGTGCCTGAGTAGTACATAGCCGCTGCTTTATCCAAAAAATGTTGCATAGAATCCCTCACTAATTAACAGATATTATACTGGGTTTAAGAAGGAAAGTCAAGAACTATTTTGTATAAACGTCCTTAATCATATCAGAGAAATGTTCCTCTATTATGTCCTTACTTTCAGCCAGAGATAGGATTTCAACTAGCCCGCTAAATAGTTCTCTTGAGTTATTAAAATCAAGAGGCATGGCAATTCCCTCACTACTGGGCTTCCATTCTTCAGTAAAGTCAAGATAATACTTGCGAAGATGTAGATATTCTACGCCTCGAAAACTATTTATCGTTAGCCTTATCTGTACTTCTTTTTCTGTATCGTAGTGTACAATTCTCTCATACACTTCGGGTGCATTGTACAGTTCCATGTTAGCCTCCATTCTTTAAAATAGAAGATAATGGGACTACACTCGTCACATTAGCAGGTTTAAGAAGCCGAAAAGAGTCAGTGTCCCAACAAAAAAGCAAGAGAGTCTTATCAGATTCCTTTGCTCGGTTTTTCTTTTGCTGGATATAGGGCGTGCTGAAGTCCAATGTACAAACATTGTATTTCAACTTATTACTATTCTCACTACGATAGGTGATAACAGCATCGCCATACTCATTTACGAGCTGTGCTAGTTCTTCTTTTTTCACATATGCTCCTAGTGAAGCGGGTTGGCAGAATTTTCTTCCTTGCCGTCTTGCTTAGGTATGTGAAGATGAGGGACTTACACCTACGGATGCCCTCGAAAAACTAGCCGTTTACTGCTGCGATAACGCCTGCAAAGTACATTGCTGCTTTACCTGTCAACTTGCTGACGATCTCTTCGTCAACGTCTTGACCTGCATCAGTAAGTGCTGCTGTCAATGCTTCGATAGCTGCGGCTTTAGAGACACGACCGCCTCCTGTACTACCGCTTGAAGCTGATTTTGCTGCTGGAGCTTTCTTTACATACACGCCAGCTTTAGTAAGAACCATGCGAACACCATTTGGTGACTCACCATGCTCTTCTGCAATTTCTGCGACGATCTCCATGCTATTCTCTGGAGTTGGGTTAGCGGCTTCATACGCCTCGATAACCTCTGCTTTTTTCTCGTCTGTCCACGCCATTTTACGTTTCCTTCTTTTGTTGATTGGACCACCAGGGCACGTGCCCGTGGCAGCTATTTGTTGATAATAAAATCTATCGCCCAAAGTAGTGATCTACTACTGCGATATATGCTCCGAGTACGTGAATACATACTCCTACTACTGCTAAACCGATTAATACTTCAGCCATCTCTAGCCTCCCAATTTAATTTATCACCTTCTGTTTCAAACTTTACCATTTTCATGGGGTCATCTTCTATGAAATGAATACTTTTAAATGTTAGTTCTAGCATTTGAAAATATACTTGTATTGCTTTACTGCGAAACTCTTTGTCAGGCCACAAATAAAAACAATTCCAATATTCTTTTTCAAACCTACAAACCCTTACTTGTTGTTTAAGAATAGGGTGCATACCGGCAAACTGTTCTTGTATTTCTACACAAGCTCTGAGTCTTTGAGAGCCACATATAGGATACCAGCTAGGCTGTGTTAGTATTGGAGCTTGTATACCATTCTTAAACAAATCTGTAACTAACTCCTGTTGAACAGGAATATTTTTGTAATTTGAAACAAAAGGCTCTTGCTCAATCAACCACTCTACAGGCTTAGTATACCATGTTGTAGGAGGAAAAGCAATTAGCTCTGCTGTTTCTTTTTTAATTCGATTTGTCATTTCAATAGATACTATTATAGTTGATATAGCAAGTAAAGTCAAGAAGTATTTTTAAATACGTGATAAATCAACTCCGTATTCTTTCAAGTGCTCAAGTTTGCCTAAATCATATGCAAGAGAGAAAGCGTTAAAACCTCCTACACCTACATTTGCCCACATATCTGAGTCGTCTCGTACTTTTTGAATTACATAGATTGCATAGCATTTACTACTATACTTTTTTTCATAATTCGTATCTTTAAACCCAGAACGCTCTGCTTGATAGTCTACAGATAGCTCATGCTCCACTATTGCAGGAGCAGAATATTTTGCAGACCAAACTAATTCACCGTCAGAAAAATCTTCAGCAACACACTGCTCTGGTAGATAATCTACAGGTTGATCTGTTTTTTGAGGAACGCCTACTCGTTGGATGATTGCTTTGACGAATCCAGAGGATCTGTACATTCCTTTTGCGATTTCGGCAATGGAGTCTCCCCCAAGGAACTGTTCAACAGCTTCACTAATTTCTGCGCTTGTAGCTGCTCTTCCTCGATTCTGCGCTTTACGCTTTTCACGATACAGTTTTTTATCTTCGTAATCATCAATTATTCTCTGAAGCCGCGTTGTGTTGTATGATATGTTCAGCATCGCACACGCTTCTTTCTTGGAGATCGGCTGATCCTTGTTCAGATGAGAGATCACTTTCTCGATGTTCGTCGAGGTTAGATTCTCGTAGTCTTTCTTTTTTACTCTTGCCAAAAATTCTCTCCCAATTAGTGTCAAACTTACTTTTGTCTGTAGGTCTTTGCTTACTGCCTTTGCTCACGAGGATCCTCTCCTATAGCCATCTGTAGATACCAGATAGCTTTTTTTAAGTCTTGTTTGCGATTATCTTTGTTATGACATCTCCACAAATACTTAAATGCGTTTAACCGGCAGTATTCTTCAAATGCTTCTTGAGACGCCGCGGTCTGCATCATCGCATCAATACATTCTATGCCCTCTCGCTTGTAATGTAAAGGACTATTTACTGGGTCATGTACTTTTATTTCACTCATTCCAATGCCTCTGCTACTTTGGGAAAGTTTGCTGCAATTACTTCCCAACACTGGTCTGCTACTATCATATGTTCTTTCTGAGTGCCATGACCCCGCCGCAATTCACAATAATGAATCCAGCTACGAAGAGTTCCAGACATATAAAGAACACTACCGGTGTTACCTTCAGGAAGCACTGCACGGGCCTGCTCTTTTGCAATACCTTGGTCTAAAGCCCACTTGTATTGCTTTTCGGCTTCGTTTATTACCTTCCTTTGTCGCATCCACCAATCTTCATATAAACGTTCGTGTTGGGACTTATTCCCACCTTTGCCAAAGTTCTCGCTATCTTCTAGCTCGATACTATTTTGTCGATTCTTAGGATCTTGTAACCGAGCGTCTCGTGTTTCAAATCCTGTCTGTACAGCATACCGCTGACTAAACTCTTGGAAACTAAAACTACGATGCCGTAACATTTGTCGTGCAATGTCTCGTGTAGTAGTTATTTCCATAGTAATAGATACCATCTCAAAAGGAGACCAATGCCCATGCTTGATAAGGTATCGTAGCAATCGTGGTGAACTTTCGTGATGGTCTTGATTTTCTGGGTTACTGACTCGTGCCGCGTAAGCTACTAACTCTTCTGCCGTATTACATCCTGTAATACCACTAGGCTTTGTTAGCCCTACTAAATTAACTTTACTCATAGTTTCTCCAATAATCTTCAAACTCTTCGTGAGAGTTAAACGCTGGTTCAGGATTTTTAAAAGTGTCTATGTTTCCTTTTATACTTCCTATATTCTTTGTGTTTCCAGACCCAGGACGTTTGCCTGCGATCTTCCACTTCTCTTGAAAAAATACTTCTACATTTTTATATGGAGTACTACCACTAGGATCACGCTCATATATAAAACCTAGTACATAATGCTTGTTATATGTATCGTAGGGATACACAATGTTTTTTGTATTGTTTCTTATAAAAGAAGTATAACTACCTAACGTAAAGCCGTTTGTTCTTTGCTTATAGGTAGTTTTTACATCTATCGCTATATTTCCTTCAGGAGTTTTTATTGTAAAGTCAGGGTAGTAGTTTTGCTTTTCTGGCTGTACTACTTCATGCTCGCCACTTAACTTATCTACAAACTCTTCCGAAAGTATCTCAAAAAGAGCAGACAATACTTTAGTATCTGTCTTTAGTTTATATACTTTTCCACTACTAGAAACGAATCCCAGTATTTCAAAATCAAATACTTCATCTTCAAGTAGACTGTTTGCTTTTTGTACTAAGTCCATCTACTTCCTCGTGATTCGTTGTTCGTAGTCTGCCAAATCCTCATCCCACCAAGAGGGTTTATCTCTGCCTGTCCAACTGGCAAAAGTAGCCTTGTCAAGCATATAGTAATTACGGTAAGACTGTATAGGGTCAGTCTCGTCCTTGAGTACATCGGGCATCGCCATGGCAAATGGTGTAAGCCCCACGCGCTCAAGTCGTGTCGGGTCAGGTAGTTTGTTAACGACCTGCCAAAAAGATTTGTGCTCTTTTCCATATCTGTACCTGTACTCCTCTGCTAGTGCATGAGCATAGCAAAAAGTCCACTCATAGTTATCTAAGGATGATCTTGCCCAGATTGTGCTAGGGTGGTTGTACATCATACCAAGATAGGGAGTTAGTTTACGCTCTTCTGGCTTGAGAGGTTTCTCAAGTTTTTTATATTCGTTAAGTACTGCTGCTTCATCTTTCTCAAGAGCACGAGGTATAAAACCTAAAAGTGTGTCTACCCAGATAACAGTACAACAAATCTGTGCTGCTTCGAGTATCATTTTGTTTACGTGCTTGTCCACATGATATTCAGCACACACATCAAGATCTGTATCTAGATTGAATAGATTCATCTATACTCTTTAGCCTTCATTTTTAGGTTTCGATTCCATACGTGCAATTCAAGCACATCATCATCTATATCGAAGGCTTCTTGTACTAGACGTGTCATTGCGACTACATCTCCTAATTCTTCGTGTAGATTGTTGATGTGCTTCTGCTGAACATACCCATGCCGCAAAATCTTAGAGCAAGCACGGGTAAGCTCACCACATTCTTCCATTGTAATAATAAGTACTTTTTCTTTATTCATGGTAGTATTATACTGCCATTAGTAAATATTGTCAAGAGTTATTTGCTCTCTCGTAGCTTACCAAGTACAAAGTCAGGTGCTGTGTACAGATAAGGATCGTCAGGATGATTATCCTCTTTTCCTTCTTCAATGAACCAGTCTGTAATTTTGCCGTTGTCGATAACAGCAGCATATCGCCAAGACCGGCGTCCAAAGCCTATATTGTCTTTGTCCACGAGCATTTGCATTCCTTCAGTAAATTTGCCACTTCCATCTGGAAGAACAATTACATCTGCAAGATCATTCTTATCTGCCCACGCGTTGCAAACAAAAGCATCGTTTACAGTAACGCAGAAGATATGATCTATGCCTTCTGCATAGAACTCGGGGGCTAACTGCTCAAAGTCAGGTAGCTTCTC